AGAACCAAGAGCAGAGCCAGCAGTCACGTTGGCTTGACAGAAAATCGCATGTCTAGAGGAAATACAGTTACCCTGAGGTGATCCAGAAATCGTTCGCATGGTACTAGCATTATAAGGTATCTCAGTGGCCACGAGAGGGCCCGCCGCAATACACTGTCCATTTGTGACAGTGAAGAGGGCATTGTCTGTGTCAGTACCCAACGCAGTCGCCAAAGTGCTCTCGTTGTCAGAGAGAAATGTCTTTGTACCGGTATTTCCAGGGTTAGCAGCAGATCCACTAAAAGATTGAATTATAAATGAGTTTCCAGGCGTAATTGTCGTCAAGCCAGCAAGCGCGGGGAGAAGAACAAACTCATGGAATTTAAGACTTGTTCCAGCAACAAAAATATCTATTGATATAGATGAAGCATCATTGTTGGACACGGCCATAGGCTGGAACAACATGACGTAAAGCATCCCAGTCGGTTCGCCCATGACATGGTGTGGTCTCGTCGAAACGAAAGGTACATCCAGAGACCACTCCATCTCATTAGCAGGGTTCATCAGAACCTTATGCCTATAGTAATAGGCCTGCGCAGGCGTAGGAGCAGGATCCGAAGCAGAAGCTCCAGGAACAAATACAGCAATAAGTTTAAGTTGTTGAAGAATAGTCTTGGTAAACACAAATCTAAAAGTCAGGTCACCCGTCCAAAATTTATACAATTTAGACATCCAAGTCACTCTTGACGGGTTACTACCACTATAAAGCTGCGAAGGATCAATGGGTGTTGAATAAACAACAGTACCCACTGAAGTGGAAGGTGCAATTGAACCAGCATAAAGAACAGTCTCATGCTTAAGCACATCAACGACAGATGTCTGCACAGAGGGTTGTATTGAACCCTGTGTGATTGCGCCTCCAACTTTTTGGACATCCATCGCACCAGAAGAAATATTAAGATCCACTCGATTGTCATCGAGTGCCCTAGAGACACCAGGTCTCATCTCAATACCGTCAGCCATACTAACAAGCACTAAAATAAATTTCTAAAATAATTACAAATGTTAATTGTAACAAACAAACGTTGTGAGATACAAACTATACTAATAGCAATACTCAAAATATTTAAACACAAAGACGTCTTCTCATTTCCATGAGAACAGTCCCCACAAAATTCTTTCCTCCAAAGGAAAGAAACGTCTCTGGCTTCAGCTCAGGGCTAATCCCTGAGCCGAGCCGACTATCCTTGACCCAATAGACAAGGACAGCTTCACAAGATGCTTTAAGAGCATCTCGTGCATGGGAATTACCCTCAAGAAAACTTTCCAAAATTCCCTGCACATGGTAAAGCAAAGTTTTCTCTTCCCAAACAAACCCACTCTTGCGCATTTTATCGATTGCTTGACGCGCCTTCAATTTGTCCATGCCACAAAAGCGAGAGGGGTTTGGATCTTGCGCAGAGAGGGCCATCGCAAAACCAAAAGCAGCATCCCAACTTCCAAAATCAAAACCCTTGTATACAACATGTTTTATGAGCTCAGGAGAGTATTCATTTGTCCGACCTGGTCCAAAGTAAATGAAGGGTTTTGAGACGAAAGCACGCAATCCAGAGGTAAATGGTCGTGAAACCTCAAGAAAAATGCTTTCCGTGTCAATGTAATCCAAAAATTCTCGTCCGGTTTTTGTCATCCTCATTTTACCCAAGTACCACTGAAAATAATCACGCCCCCAAAGAGCAGCAGAACGAACACAAGTTCGGATCGTCGAAGTATAGTCCGTCTTGTCTGCACCTTTGTAGTACCACATTGGAATTTCCTCGATCAAGCTCTTGGGTAATGGTCCAACAATCATCGACTCAGGTCCATCGAAAGGATTCTTTACAAAATATCGACTCAAAAACACAAGATCTTCAAACTTTGAGAATTTAGAAATTTCGCCCTTATCGGGTGCCGTTGCCTTGACACCACACGACTCCAGAATTGGTGGAATTGTGTCTCCGTTAAACCACTGAGCATTATCAGATACAGTTCCAATGAAATCATCCCCATACGCATGTATCACACAATTTTCCTTAAAATGTGATCGTGTCAGAGGAGCACCTTCTGCAATTGCGAGCTTGATCCAAGAGTAAGAAAGAAGAATCCAATTTGCAATAGTATTATAAATTGTTATCATAGTGCATCCAGATGGATTACCTTGATGGTAATGAAACAAATCGCCATCAATCACAACAAAGTGATTGAAACTCTCAA